TAGAGAGAAGCTTTTTTATCTTCAATAGTGATCTGCCAGTTAGCAGCACCATTTGCTTTGTTCTCAATCAACTTAAGAACAGAACCAAAGTGTTTGTAAGACATTACAAAACGATCTGCACGACCTTTTGCTTTTTTACGAACTTCTGTGTAAGCGTCGAACAACTTATCAAGGATGTTTGAAGCTGTGATAGAAGCACCGTTTACGTTTACTGCCTGCAAGAACGGATAAGCAAGTTTGCTTTGTCCGTGAACTGTAGCAGATCCACCGTTTGCAGCTGACAACAACACACTTCGGATAGAAGTGAATGCAGTAGTCTCAGCTCCGTCTGTGTAGAACTTCGCGTTTTGTGCTACAGTGTATGCAGACAAATTCGCAGCTGCTCCACCGCGTGTTGCAGAGAAAGTTACTGCATCAGTGTTTACATCGATAGCGATAACATAGAAGCTTGCAGCCGCAGAGTCGTCGTCATCAAGTGTAACTTTTTGATTAAGAACAAAACGGTCAACGTGGTCAACAAGCATAATACCAGTCGCAGCGTTTGTTGCGTCTGTTACTTTTGCGAAGTGAGGACCAGTGCCCATTTGGATGCTTGCGACCATTTTGATGTATTCCATGAAATCTTCGATTGTGTCAGGCAAGATTTTAAGGAATGAATCTTCAACGATCTTACCAGAGTGATCCATAAGATCACGATGATTGAAGATCATTGATCCCCACATCTCTTTGTAGTCGTCGATAGATCCACGAACGTATTTATCTTCAGAAATATCAGACGCACCTGTAAGGCCGCCCATTTTTACTGAAGACGCGCCCGCAGCTTTAAATGGAACGATGAGCTTGCCGCCCTTCCATTTGTCGTCTTTTTCGATGTTTGATAAAATGTAATCACGCTTAAGTAACTCTTCCTTCAACAATTTGTTGGGAAGGTATTCGTTAAGCATGTCTTGAAATGTTCTAGTAGTTGACATGTTAAATGCTCCTCAAAGTTTAAGTCGTTAGTTGTTGTCTCATTTTTCTCAAGTCTTCGATGCTCGTAGGCACCTTTTTCGCTGGAGACTTCGCTCCACCGCCTTGGAAAGACGAGATTACTGGTTTTGCTTGCTGATTTTGTACGACCTGGCTTGGTGTACTTTGAGAGGCAGCCTGAGAACCTTGCTGGGTTTGTGCTTGAACCCCTACGAGTGCTAAGACCTCACTCACTAGCTGACTTGCTGGAGGAGAAATCTTGTGGACAGCCTCGTAATACTGTCCTCGCCGAATTACTTCAGCCTTGAACGCTCCAGCTTTTCCGAGCTGTGTTTCGTAGGCTGTGATCGCTGAAACTATTTCAGGCTTGGCTAGCTCCTGACTAAGTTCCATTTCTGTTTGACGTTGAATCATCTGCGCCATTTGCGTTTGGAGCGTTTGATTCTGTGTCTGAGCCATTTCAAATTCAGTTTGTTGCTGTCTTTGAAGATCTACTTGCTGTCTCTGTTCGGGAGAAAGCTCTTGATACTTTAGCTCTTCAATAGCGTACTGGATAATTTTGTCTTTGGGAATATTTAATGCTTGAAAAAACGTACGAAAGTCGCCTTTTTTGACATAAGCTCCCAAAGTTTGAAGACTGTTCTCGACCTGACTGTACTTGCCCTTCCACTCTTCTACTTGCTGTTTGAAGGCTTCTCTTGAGGTTTTAACTTCATCAAGTCCGTGAGCTTTTTCGTAAAGATCTTTGAACTTTTGTTCCAAGTCTTTAGTCTTGATGATTGGCTTTACAAAGTCGTCAAATTCAAGCTCTTTATCTTTTACTTTGAACTTGAAACTTGGTTTCCAGGCTTGTGTAGGATCGTTCTGCGTTCCTGCTCCTTGCGAAACTGTTCCATCATTTCCTGCTCCCGTCGCCTGCGCCGTCTGTACTCCTTCTCCAGTCGTTGACTGCGCTCCTGTTCCTGCGTTAGCGGTCGTTGTTTGCGGGGTTTGCGCTGACTCCCCTTGGGATTCTGTAGATACTCCTCCCACGTCGGATGTTGTTTCATTGTTAATCTCCATCGGTGCTTCCTTTCTACCCCTTGCCTGGGATAAGTTGTTTTAAATCATCGGTGGAGGCGGCGGTAATTGTCCCTGCGGGGCTTGTTGCTGCCCCATTCGGTTCATCATATCCAGCACGACTCCATCGTTCATTCTTTCTAAGTCATCAAGTGTTGCCCCTTGAGCTTCGAGTTTTTTAATCAAATACATGATCGCTTCGTAAGGAAGACGAACTTGTTTTGCGCCACTCGAAGAGTGAGGATCAGGTAAACTCATTTGTATAGTAATCAGTGAGCCTCCAGTTGGAATGAACCCATCTTTTGCGGCTTGCTCTGCTTGCATCTTCTGAGCTTGTTGATCTTCGTGAATAGCAAGGTACTGATCGTAAAGCTGTTTCACGTTTGGAGGAAGCATCTGAAAGTCAGCTTGCTTCATTCTATGAGTTACAGCGTCGATGTAGATTTTGTTATCTGCGTACGGACCAACAAAAGGCATTTGCCCACGCTCTATTTGAAGCATGTCGTTCTCGGCGTTGTCATACTCGACAGTCAAACGCTTTACGATTTGAGTATTTTTTAAATAAGGCATCTCTTTAGCGAGAAGGGCTAACTGTTTTGCATCCATTTGTTGTCCGGCGTACTGGATCAAATGATTCAAAGCTAACTGCTGACCTAAACGATCAGAAATATCAGCACTCTGCTCCTCAACTTTGATTTGATATGAAAGTGGAACCGTTGCACGGAACTCTTGAATGTTAATCGCTTCAGATTTCCCCACCGCTTGAATGAAGGCGTCGTCGGGTAAGTAGTGTTTTGCAAGTTCAAGAGTGACTTGGCAAAACTCCTTCATGAAAGCTTCAACTTTCTCAATATATCGGGAGAATTTCACTTTACTTGAGGCACTTCGGAATAAAAGAGTGTAGGGATCAATCTGCCCTGACTCATTTTCCATGTTAATCTCTTCAAGCATACAAGCTGAGTACATTTCAGAGATCTGCGACTCGATGTAGGGAAGAAACTGCCCACCGTCTCTGCCTGGAAGGATCTGTGGGGCTGCACCTTGATAGGTGATCCCTCTCACACCTGGCAAAAGCGCACCTGGGGCCATTTTCGTCCCACCTTGGTAGATGATTTTGTCATCGCCAACGGTGATTTGATGAGTGGCAGCTTGGGAGCTTGCGCGGTTAATCTCTGCCTGGTAGGGACGGGCGATTTTAATTATCGAATATCCACGGGGATTTGTCGAATATGTATCAAAACCCTGCCAAATAATCGGATAAACACCAAAAGGAATCTCGGCTTCTTCTAAAATACCTCGCTCAGTGGAGATATAGTAATACCCTTGTGGGTACTGTTTACACGGACGAAAAAAATGGTATCTAACCAAAACTTGTGACTCTTCTGAGCGGTATTGCTTTTTGTTGGTGTCAAAAACAATAAATTCACCCGTGTCTCCATCTCCGATGATTCGTTTTTTTGATTCATCCTCCCCGTAGGCCGCTTCTAGTTCTGCTTTTTCCACCATTTCTCGAACGATGTGATAAGGAGAGGCCTTCATTGACTTTGCTTGAGGTGCTCTGAGTAGATTAAATCCTGGAATATTTTTAAACTGAAATGCACCTGTGAAAATAGGCTTTGCGGTGTCTGGAACCATTTGCCCCATCTCATCCATTGCTGGCTGCCCTTGTTCATCGACGAGAGGCTCGTAACCTTTCACGTCTCCTTCGTTCGGGTCCCAATAAATGAAAGCACACATCTCGCCAAGTTCTACGAAATTTTGAATGTACTCGTTAAATTTTTCTTTAAGATTGTATCTGTGTCTAAAATCCGACCACACAGCAAGATTTAAGTCAGCGGCCTTTTTGTCCTGCATGTCCATTTCATTCTGGGCTGCGGGGATCACGCCTGGCACTTTTCCAGCAATTGCTTGGATGTAGTGGCGAGTGATTTTATGAATGTGGTTTTTAGTGAGTCTTAGTTTCTGGGTTTCATTGAGCCTTTGTGTTTGTCTCACACGAGTAAAGAAGCTTGTTGTTTTTTTCGAGTAATGGTTTCCTGAAACGAGCAGAAGGTTGCTGCGCATTTCCGAAAAAATTTCGTCGTCACAGCTTTCAGCATCTCTGTAGTGCTGGTTTAAGGCTTCAATGTTATGTTTTTTCATTCATGGTCCTCGCTCTTTCGATGTGTCTGTCGATCTGAGCTTTCTCGAAGGCGAGGGGATCGTCGATTAACATTTGAGCTTCTTCAGCTTCAAGTAGTGCTTCTTGATCCATTAGTTCTGCGTTGATTGCTTCGGGAGACTCAGACACCACAGAATGTTGTGTGTGGTCCGAAGCTTGGCCTGAGCTTACGGCATCCTCATTTCGGCGAGGATGGAAGGTAAATTTCATACCCTGAAATTCAAAATCTTGAACTCCAGATGTATGACATTGTTTTATTATTCGGCAAATATCGCTTGCACTCAAGGAAAAATTAGCTATACTCTGCGTTCCAATGGTCGAACTCGTCTTCAAGCTCGCCCCACCCTTCTGATTCACTTGATTTTGGCTCATCAATCTCTTCCCCTCTCCTCATTCTAATCTGCAAGGCTTGATGCTCTTCTTCGGTCAATGGTCTAGCTGCGCGTTCTTTTGCTGCTTCTTCCGTCGCTCCAAGAAGTTCATCCACGGCACTCAAGTCCCAAGGGATGAGCTTACATCCGTAACGGGTGCTGTCGGCAAGGTCGTCGTCTTTTTTCGACTCCCCTCGCTGATTGATCACCATAATGGTAAGAAGTTCGCCTGCTAGTTTTAAATTCTCAGGATCATCGTCAAAAATGTCGAGCATTTTGTGTTTGAACAGCGTGTTTACAAGGTCCTCGCCCGCATCCCGAGTTTTGTCTGCTTTGACGAAGTTCACACCATTTCTCTGTGCGATTGTTCCGAAGTCTGCGGCCCCTGGATCATAACAAGCTTGGGTGATTCGTAACCCTCTCGACAGTTCTTGATATTTTAAGAACACATCTCCTGCGGTTGTCTTCTCCCCGTCGCCTCGCCATGATTTAAACACAGCACCTTTTTTGTAGTCGGGCCTAACTGCGATGAACACGATTGCAGCTGGGTGATTTTTTCTATAACTCTTCGCCCCTTCGTCTGCGCCTGAGCCGTAGTCCACGGCTGCATAAATAAACCAATCTTTAATCGAATAAGGTCTTACTACGTTTTCATCGTAATCAAACGCATAGTAAGTCCTTCCCTCTTCGGTTACGAACTTTCCATACACACGACGCTGTTTCTCGGTTTCGTTCTTACACTTTTCCTCAGCAAGCTTAATCTTATCAAGAGTCATCACTCTCGATGGACTTCCATCTTCGTACTTCAAGCAATCATACATGGAAACCGTGAGTTTTAATGCTGAAGGGAGAATTTTATTTCCCTCCATTGCCTGCTTCCAGAAAAGTTGATTTAAAGTCGGAGTAAAACCACTCGTGAAAATCCCCGCAGTTGCAGTTAGCCTGAACATGATCTCATCGTAAAATTCGAGAGGCATCTCCTCATCGCACAGAGTTTCAAAAATGGTACCCGCTTGAATGCTGGATGCAGCTTTGGAGTAAGTTTGAAAATAAATAATGGGACCAGCGTTAAACACGCACGAGTTATACACCCCATTTTTCTTTGTCATCTTCCAGCCGTACTGCGCGTCTCTCTCAAAACGGCCTCTAGGCATCCATTCTGGCACCCACTTCGTTTCAATCTCACGCTCGAGCGTTTTTGAGTCTGGGTAAAAGTACCAGAATTGTTTCGGCTTGGCACCTGGGCCCCAGAATCTCTCCCACCTTGATTGATCGGTTCCGTTTGCAATCACACGTCTGATAAGTGCTGAAGATTTTCCAATCTGATTGGCAGCGGTGAGAAGGTTCACACGGTTGTCAGACTCATGGATTTTTCGCTGCCAGGGGTACATGGGAACGTAAAGATGTGGGAGCTCTTCTTCGAGTTTTTTATGCTCTTTTAGAAGTTCGAGCTGTTTCTTTTTTAATTTTAAAATTTCATTTTTATATTTTAAAAGCTGATCACTAAGGCCTATGAGCGGAGACTTCAATTGCGTCATCTTCCTCCTCAATCACGGGTGGAGCTTCAAATAAAATCTCTGTAGCTGGAGAACTTGATAGCTGTTTAATTTCTTGTTCAATGTCGTGAAGCTCTTGCTGAATTTCTCTAGCTGACTTCGGAGGCTCATATTTTTGAGTGACGTTGACGTTTAGATTTTTGCTGGTTTGGTCGATTGAAATTTTCTGGGCGACGGCACCTTTTACTCGGTTGTCGATTAACGCCACAACTTTCACAAGCTCTGAAACTAATTTTGTATTTATAGTTCCGTTCGGATTTTCAAGCGGTAAACGCAAAATTTCATCAAACCTTTCAAGCCCCATATCAAGCATCGCTCGCATTTTGTACATGTAATCAGCTGGAGGCTGTAGAATGTAAGCAAGTGTGAGTGGGTGTTTGATGTAGTCGTAAAAATGTTCTCTTGCACAAACTTTTCCGTAAACTGCGGACATTCTCATGGATTCTGCGTCGTTATCAATGGTGAGAAAATATTCATCCCAAAAAGCAATGCGAACTTGTTCTACTGTCCACCCAGGATCGAGCTGCTTTCGCAATTTATTTAACGGCATTGTAAGCAGCTCAGGAGGAAGCTCACGCATGAGTTCTCTGAGTCTGTTTGATACCAAATTAATAACGCATTTTGGGTTTTGTTCTTCCCAAAAAACTATTTCTTTAGCGGGGGCGAGCTGTTTTGAATTGCGACTGATTGGCCGTTGTTCAAGGGGGCCCGCGCCCAGAATCGGTGATTTCGGGACGGTTGGGTTCGATGCCATGTCGAAATTAGAAGGGTTCTGGATGCTGGTGTCAAGGCGTGATCGTTTCTTAGTCTGGAAGGTGGGACGAAAAGGCTAAACTTAGACCCACCTCCTCCCCCCTACCCCCTGGTTGGTTCATTCTGATGCACCCTCATTCCAGATCCTTAAATTATCTGTCATAGTCGCAACCCATTGAAACGACTGCGCTTTCCGCTATATGCATGCATATTGTGCATTGATGCATGTTGTTGATGATCTGGAATGAGGATGCTGGAAGGATATAAGCACGACGGTTGAGGTATGAGGCTGCGCGTCAATTTTATAGTCACTGTGCATTACTTGTACAAAGCAGTATTACAAGTAAATAAATCAACATCTTATGAGTGAAACAATTGCAACTGTGAATAAAAGTTCTACATCTCACTCTGAAACATGAGACAGTCTACTTGTATTTAATCGCTTTACAAGTACGGCATGCTATGTGCATTAGTAATTTGTATCAGTTCAATCATGAGCTGAATTAACCAAGGAGTTATCATGTACTTTAAAGCATATATTGCAATCTCAACGGAAAATCTCTAGAAAAACCCTGAGACAAATAAATACGAAGGTTGTGATCCAGACTCATATCAGGACCATGGAATCATTCATGAGTTTCAAGCCTCGACACTTGAGGAATTAAAAAGCAGAATTCAAAAAGAATTTTTCAATCTTGAAAAACCAGTCGGCGCAGACGTTCAAATTTTCGACGGCGCAATTGAGATTCAGTACCAAGGCGAACATGACTACAGAACTCCAAAGGCTGAACAAATTCCTTTCATTGAAACCGCTCGAATAGTGATTTCCAAAGTAGACGAAACTTATTTAGATCTTGCCAACGAAACAATTTTTAAAAACATCAGCCGATAATCGTCGGCTGAATTATCCAAGGAGATATTAAAATGAAACCTTATGAAGTTATCATGATCGCTGAATCGGCGTTCAGACACGGACAAGCCTACGCAAACAATCAAATCTATCGTTCAACAGGAAAATATATTTTCAAATGTCCCGAGTCGGTCGGACTGCCTGATTATGTGATTCGAATGACAATTGAAAATCATGCCTTTTTAACGAAAGTTTATAGACATTCATTCAGACAAGGATTGAAACATGGAAAATAAAAAATCAACATACGTTACAAACTGCCAGTACATACAAGATAGCTACGGTGATTATCAGACTCTCGAGATGTTGCAACAAAAGTTCAAACCATCAAACGAAGACATACGAAACGGTTTTAATGGAAATATAGCCGCGTATTTTAAAGTGAATCGAAAAACAAAAAAAGCCAGCATGGTCAATCAGTGGACATATTCAGACGAGAAGTTTGCAAGTCTGCATCAAGCTATTCCATCGGCTTTGGCCTTGTATCGGCTTTGTGCGTTCGGCGAAAATACGGTTCGGGCGTTCGGTCAAGACGGTTACAAATGTGTTTGGCAGTACGCCGTTGAACACGTTGAATCAAAAACTTTGATTGTGTTCGGCGAACATAAGGGCGCGTTCAGTTTTTGGTTACAGAAATCAAGTAAAGACGAACTTTCAAAAGAACTTATCAGGGACCTTGAACAATTCATAACCTACATTTGTTCAGACAAGTTCGCGCATCCGTATGACGGACTTGTCGCGGGATCGGTGGCGTAATGGAAACCCGTGTCGGCGATATTGATAGAATAGGAATTTTCGAAGTCTATTCATGTTTAGCTCATGACTTTGGTTTGTATATATTGAACACACGACTTTACAACATCATTACAGAGGAGGTGTAAAATGAAACATGCAATTAAACTAGAAGACTTAGAGTTATCAAAAACACAAGCGGATGCATACGTCGAAATCATGCGAGAAAATTAAAACAATGCTTCGATTAAAATATGATGTCTTCGATGATCAGTCATCACAACGTGTATTCAACCGCTGGTATGACCAAGTAGTTTGGACAAAACTTTGTGAACTAGGAGAATATTAAAAATGAACTCACAACATGACCGAACATTCAGACTCGACCGCCTGTACTTTCAATTTTTAAAACCGAAAGGGCTTTCAATCGAACTTCTCCATGAGTTTCAGCTACTCATGATCGAACACGGCTTTATAAACATGGAAGACGGGCGCGAAAGATACACCGAGACTCAAAAGCTCACGTCAAGAGAGCATCGAGACGAGCTGTTCAAACTGATTCAAGGGTTACACCATGAGACCAGCTAAACTTCACGAGCTTCGGCTTCCGAGTAAATACGCCCTTTGGCGTCGGTACATTCACGGCACCGAACTTCAGAATCAGATCGGGCCTGAGAGATTCACTCAAACACTAACCCAGCGTGGGGCCATTGAACTGGTCAGCTGGAAAGGGGCAGTAAAATGCAAGACACTCAACGAAACGCTTATAAAACAGGCACTCGACGACTTATCCAACGAGCCTTTGCGCTCGTGGTTCTCGGTCTTGGTCTCCAGGCTTGTCAAACAACTAGGCCTTTGACCGCCGAGGAGTGGAACGCCCGCACCAATGCAGTCCAGGCCTTCACGAACTCGGTAAACGCTTATACGGCCTCACAGCGGCCCGTTTACGGCCAACCCCTACCTTATAGGCCCCCAGCACAGCAAAACGTCTTCCAGGGGCAGCCAGCGAGCTTTAATAACCAAGAGCGGCCCTTATTTGGCCAGGGCTCTTTATTCGGGCAGTAAAAATAAAAAAGGCTTGGGGGGTTAACCTCAAGCCTTCAAACGCCCGTTTCCTAGATATTGCGCTTTTACGGAGCCGAACTCGCTAGACCTGTCTAAGTCAGGGATGGGCCGTGAGTGGTCTATGGGCTTCATCAATCTTTCATCTCGGCCTAAGCCAAGAGTACCACTAAGATGCAAAATAAATAAATCACGCCCCAAGTTTCTTGGCAATATTAAAAAATGCAGACACTAATCGAATTTCTATACCCCATTTGTTAGGCTCAAACTCTTCCCACTTAACCGATCCAACCATCGTAAGGGCTAAATCTTGACTTTCTTCCCAGCTGAGGTCAGTAACCTCAAAAATACGCGATCCTATTTGACGCGCCAAGATATATCCAGAGTCTCCGATATTTTTTCTATCTTTGGGCAATTTATCAAACAAATTCATTTTTGCCTACTTTCTAAGCAAATAGTGACGAGTGACGATGTGACGACTTTTTCTATTCCAGCTCTAATAATATACGCGTGTTTTTTATAAAATATATTTTTTATTTTTTTTTATTTT